CCTTGTTTTCTACCTTCTTCTGCTCGATGATGTATCTCTCTATTACTTTCGCATTCGGGTCTGGGGAGGGTCCATTGTCCAGATACTTGGCGAAAGTTCTTACCCTGGTTACGTGAGCTCCAGCAAGATCTTCATACAGGGGAAGGATAGAAGACACGAAGCCCGTCACGTTGCTTATCGTGAACAACGGTCTCGGCAAGGGGCCAGTACCGGTTTTGTTTATACCCTCCACGACAAGGGGCCATGGCTGATAGGTTTTCGTGTCGAACTGTAGAGGGCCGTAATTGGCATCGACACCCGCATAGAAATAGTAGACGACCTGCTGACCTATGGGCGTCAGGTCCAGTATGAACAGGTCGATCAATTGACCCGGCTCGAGCTTCTGAATGTCCTGTTTCAGGTCCATGTGTTGACCTTCTTCAACCTGGCAGTCAGAGACTCGACTGCCGTGTGGTAATCAAACGTAACTGACAAGTCAGTACAGACGTACCTTCCCTGCTGCCCGTTTGGCGGTGTCCAGTAAAAGGACTGGAACCCGAGATGAGACTCCAGGAACTGTCGTATCGAGTCCACATCAGCCCCTTTTTTCTTGTCCATTTTTATGGACCACTCCTCCCCCAGGTTATTGATGCCGTCAACCTGAAGCTGCTCCGTATCGCCGCCCACGTTGGACGAATTGACGGCATAGGTCCTTGTGACGGTACCGGGGTCGTAGACATCGAATTGCAGTGTATCAGCCAAACCATTCCTCCACTGTCGCTGTCAGTGATTCAGCAACGGTAAAGTGATCGTAGGTTCTTTGCCACTCCTTGCAGACAAATTTTCTTGGAGAAGTATAACCAGGTGGTTGCCACCAGAAGACGTTGGCGCCTGCCCTTTCGTCAAAAAAGTCTATAGCCTGCTGTATCTCTGCGTCAGACTTCAGCTTCCACGTCAGCTTCCACTGCTGTTTCACATTATTGATACCCTCCGAGTAACGTTGTGAGTAACCATCTCCGAATTTTGGTTGCCTTACCCTGATCCTGTAGGAAACAGAATCAACGTCATAGGGTTCATGCAGAAAGAACGGCAAACCGGACTGGATCTGCGTTACCTGTACTGGCTGAATACTCGCCTCGGATACGAGATTTACAACAGAAAGCCCTGACGAAGACTGGTCAAGCCCGTCAGCGGAAACCAGACTGGCGTCTGCTGTAATAGACCCTGAATCTGCGGTTATCACAGCCATGTCAGGAAGCCCTTCTCAACAAGCCGCCGGGTCGCATCTGCTCCCTAATGTACTCCGATATTTTCTTCTCCAGCCCCCTGTCAAGCGCGGCCAGATCATTGGCGGTTACCCCTGAATCAGAGTCGGCAGAAATCTGTATATCCGTAGAGAAAGTGTGATTCACCACAGTCTGGCCGGCGGGCGCCGCCGATGCTGAAGAAGCCTTCTTTATGATGCCGCCGGAAGCAAACCTGGCCACCCTGCCTGTCGCCTTGTGAACAAGGGCGGCAGCCATCCTGGGGTTGGCGTTGGCCATAGCCACAAAGCCGGGACCCAGGGCACGGGTTGCCCTGGCGTTCAACACCGACTGCCCTACCTGGGCAACTACGGGTGCTGCAACAGTGCCGGGCGAGCGATTCACTGCGTTTATGAAGTCAGAACCCAGAGCAGCAGTCGCCTCCCGAGTGAGAAGACCCTCTCCCCTGGAAAGCGCAAGTCCCTGCATTATACGTCCGGACGTATCGACAACAACACCCGGAACGGAATCGGACGTTTCAGTGCCTGGACCTGTCACAATACCACCCTCGGCCTTCTTCTGAACAACCCCGCCTGAACTGAACTTGAAAGGAAACTGCAAGCCTATGGATCCGGTAATGGCGGACAGGACGTTCATGAACCCGGATTTGGCAATAGAGGCGGCAACGCTGAAGAACATATCAGACAGGGCCTTCTTCATGCCATTGGCAAAACTCTTGCCCTTTACTAGGCCATCGGCAAACGCATTCCCAAGATTATCCAGCCCTTCAACAATATCGTCCTGTATTGTCGTACCAAGGTTGCTGAAATCGGAATCAAGAGACTGAAGCTTCGCGGTTATGGAGTTCGGGTCGACGCCAATCCTGAACACATCCTCCAGGTTCCCCCTTGTGTTGATTATGGTAGCATCAAGGTTACCAATCTGCCGCTCCAACTCCTGAATAGCGTTCCTCGATTCCACTACCGACTGAAGCGCGTCAAGCTGGTCAGGGGAAAATACATCCGTTCTCCCCAACCTGAACGCCTCAAGCGCCTGTTCAGTCGTTCCAAAAAGGCCGGAACCCTGCAATCTGGACTCTGCTGTTGACAGTACCTTTTGCTGCTGTTCAAGTTGAGCGGATCGGACGATCTTTTCCAGCCTGGCCCTGTCCAGCCTTTCCTGCCTGTTCAGAGGAACCCCGAAGCTCTCAAAGAACCCCAGCTGGCGAGCAGTTCTGTTCCCGGTCGGCAGAGGAAGCAGGGAATTGTAAACCTGCTGTATCGCCTGATTGGCCCTGCGGATCTGAGGAACCAGCCGCTCCATCTGCCTTACCGTAAGACGGGCCTGCACCTCAAACGATCTTATTGTGTCAGAAGCAGCTCCCTGAGAAACCAGTATCTCCTTCTCCTTGTCCAGAATAGCCCTGGTAATGTCGATCCTCTGCTGAGTGAGACTGGAAATCTGATCGAAATCAGCCGAGTCGAAAGCAAAGTCAAGAGACCTTTCGATATTCTTCCTCCTGTCCTTGAGGATCGATAGCTCGCTTCTCAACTCTCTTAACCTGTCTTCTTGAAAAGCCTTTTCTATTTCAGTCTGGTTCCTGAACAGTAGCACCTGCCTTTGCGCCTGAAGATCGGCTATGCGCCTCCTCGCGGCTATGCGCTGCTTTTCGGTAGTAAACTCCTTCGGCGCCTCAAGCAGTAACTCCTGAGCGGCAATCTGCCTGTCGAGTTGTTTCAATTGCAAGGCAGATTTCCTGGCAATAAGGTTGGATATATCCAGCCCTTTCTTCTTGCTCAAGGCTATCTGTTTGTCAAGTTCAGCTATCTGCTTCTTTATCTCGGGATCAGAAGCAGCAATATTCTGCACCTCTCTTTGTAGCAACTCCCTCTGTGCATTGGTTCTCTCGTCAAGATATTTCAGAATAAGTTCGCTGCGTTTCTTCTGCAAAGACGTTATTTTTGCGACTGCTCTTTCTTCCTCGGCCCCACCAAGGACCTGAGCCCTCTTCTCGAGAACAGCTATCTCATCGTCTATGAGCTTCAACTCTGCCTGCAACAGTTTCACAAGCGGACTTACTTCCGGTCCAGCGACAAGATCGGCAAGGCTCTGTTCCTTTGCTCTCTTTAGTTGTACTCTGGCGACAGCAATCCTCTGCTCATCTTCAGGCCTTGCCTGGAACTTCTGCTGTTCCAGAAGATTCAACTGTCTCTGCTGAAAATCGTCGAACAGCTTCAGGGTTCTTTCAGCAAAGGAACTCAACTGAAATTCACCAGTCCTTTTACCGAACCTTATCTGCTCCTGGACCAGATCCTCTGCAGCTGAGTCGAGAAAGGACTTCACGTCGGACGCAATAGACGGATTCTGATCAAGGAAGCTTCTGAACTCCGGTGTGTTGAATATCTCTCTCGCAGCATCCTGTCGAATGCTGACCTCCCTTATACGTTCTTCCCTGTTCTGAAGGGCGGCGTTTTCAATGGAATCCTTCAGATCCTCAAGGAACTCTATTGCTTCAGGCGCGTTCTGCGTAGATTGCCTAAGATACTGAAGCAGTTGCTCGTCTCTCCTTATGGCGGACTCCAACGCCCTTTTCTCGAAGGTATTGAGATTGCCTTGTTCTCTCTTGGCTTCCAGGGAGGCCCTCCGTGAAGCCAGTCTTCTTTCCGCAGAGGCCCTTCTACGGTCTATCTCTTCCTCGCTGAGAGAGGCAAGGTCTTCAGGCACCTTGAACCCTCTCAGGATCTCGATCAAATCGTCGATGTACTGTAATGCGTCTTCTCCAACGCCATCCACACTCTCGGCCAGATCCAACAATCTGGATCTCAGATCCTGAGAAGTGGCGGACTCCAGTATCTGTTTCGATACAAGTTCGATTTCGGTCTGCCTCGCCTTCTGCGCCTTCTGCAACTGGGCATTGAGGGAGGAACCCTGCTCAAGATATGTCTCCATTCCCTCCAGGATTGTCTTCCCGAAATTGACAAGTTCCCTGGAAGTCGCAGGAGCCAGCCCTGTCAGCTTCCTGAACGTATCCTCATTCTCTATGAGCGCGTCGAAAGACTGTAGGTAGGCCTTCTGATAGTCCTTAGCCTCATCCCCCAACGCCCTGAACTTGGATGCCTGCTTCAAGAACGCTTCCCTGAGTTCTTCGGCGGAAGCCTGTTGATCCCTTGCGTCATTGGCAAGTTCCGTCAACTGCCTGTCAGTAAGTCCGAGCGCCTCCAGGGAGGCACCTGCTATCTTTTCCAGTTCCCCTATGAGGCGCTTCCTTTCTTCCGACCCGGCCTCACTACCGTAATCCGCTATCTCGATCAGCTTGTCCCTCACATCCTGTATTCTGTCGGAAGGTACTCTCAGCAGATTGATAATGGACTGATCCAGTTCCCTTACAGACCTCTCCAGGTTTATGGTGGCCTCTGCCTGACCGCCAACCTTTACCTTCCTTCCGGTGGCAGGAAGGAGGAAAGAGGAGAACTCCTCCATGGTTGACTCAGCATTGGCCAGGGCCTCCTTGTAGGCTGCTGACGCAGCTTCCAGTCTCGACCTCAACCTTTCTGAATCCGACTTTCTGAATGCAGCAGAAAAGGCAACGACGGCGCCGACGAATGTCGCAACGGAAGTTACAACCCTTCCTATGGGTGTCAGCTTTCCTATGAACGGCACTATCTTCCCCAACCCGTAGAGAATATTGAGCAGGGAAGCAAGCCTCGGAAACTTGGATAGAAGTACCTTGAAAGCACTTACCAGGGATCTTGGAGAGCTGAGGCTTCTGCCCAACTGCTTGGCAACGCCTGCGGCACCCTTGGTCCTGAACGCCTCGACTATCGCATTTTTTATGGCCGACAGAAGATCGACTGCCAATATGCCGCCAATGATCCCAGATATGGTTCCTACAAGACCGGCCTGATCAGGAGCGGCTTCAGAAACCGATTGCCTCGCTTTCGTGTCTATGGAAGAACCAAGCACAAGGCCGGCAAGTCCGCGCAGGGATCTGGCCAGAAACCCACCACCTCCAACGACAGCAGAGGCCGCGCCTGCAACCGCACCTGCAGACAGGTCTATTCCTGTCCCCGTTGTAACTTTCAACTCGTTGTTGAGGTCCGTTATGCCTCTTACAACGTTAGTCAACCTGTCCGCCAGATCCTCAAGATCCTCCACCAGGCCCCTTCCTATACTGTCGGACAAGGAGGTGATCGCAGCGCCCAGGTTCTTGACGCTGTTGGTAAAGGATTCCATCTGCGTCTGGGAAGCCTCCAATGCTGCATTACCAAACGTCAGCTTGGTTTCGGCCTCCTGGATCTTGTCCAGGTTGTCAAGAAGGGCGTTTATGGCGTTAGTGGCCCGTACATCGAATATTCTCTGGAACTGCTGCCTGGCTTGTCCCGTGAAGCCGACCCTCTTGAGTTCCCTCAACACCTCGAGCAGCGGGTTGGAAGCCTGGGTGAAAGCAAAAAATCTTGCCTGTATCTGTTCCCTTGTCAGCGCCTCTCCCAGTTGCCTGTACCTTGCTTCAAGAGCAGTAATGGTCTTGGCATCAGGACTCAGCAGTTCAATAAGCCCCTGCCTCAGACCGGTTGCAACCGTGGAAGCCTTGATACCTGCATTTCTCAATACGGTGACTGCTGCAAGGAACTGCTCTGAAGTGAGATTGAATCCCTTGGCTACCTGGGCACCTCTACTCAATATGGTCTTCAGATCGTCAGCCGTCAGCTTGGATATGTTTATGGCCCTTGTCAGCTGATTGGCTATCGTCGTGTCATTGAGTTCCGTAAATATATTCCTCATCGTACTGATGAGGTCGGCAGCGTTTTCTATGGAACTCTCTGTAGCAGACGCGAACAGTGCCGTACTTTCCAGAACATTGTCGAAATCTTCGGGTCTTACACCAGACTGAGCCAGTATCCTTCCTGCTTCGGCTATCTCCGTCGTGCTGAACTTGGTCTCCAACGCTATCCTTTTTATGGAATCGGAGATATTCTGCATATCGACAGCAGTTGCGTTGGATACAGCCTGAATACTCTTAAGTGCCGCTTCCAGTTCAAGAACACCGCCTGCAAGCGCACGAAAAGCCCTGAGAACCTGGTACAGGGCTCCATAACCGAGCGCATACCTGAAAAACTGCCTGAACAGGGAAGTAACCTGCTGCATGGCTGTGCCAAATCCACGCATACGGATCTTGGCATCCTGTATAGACTTGCTAAGATTCCCCATCTCCTTGCGGATACGCCGCATCTCCTCTCGTTCAGCAGCCGTTGAACCCTTTATGTTTCTTAGTGTTCTGTCGAGTTCGTCATATCGCCTCTTCAAAGCAGCAATCACAAAAGGCAAGTCTTCGCGTGGCCCCTTTATGGCCTGCGACACACCGCCGGGAAGTCTGCTTATAATGTCCTCCCCGATCTTTATCTCCTGCTCCCTGACAGAAAACCTGTCCAGCTCCCTGATACTTTGATTTACCTTCTGTAGCCTGTCGTTGAGAAAATCCGCCCTTTTGGAAAGACGATCAAAATCCTTCTGCTGTTTTGCAGTTGGGTTCTTTACCTGCTGCAACGCCTGCATCCTGACTGTAAGAAGCTCTATTTCCTTCCTTGTCCCCCGGACTATCAGATTCAATTGTGAACGGCCCAGAAGACCCGGCTTGCCCTGCACAGATCGAAGCAGATTCTCGGCTGCCTTTATCTCTGACTGGGGATCTATTACAGCCTGCAGATCTTTTAGCTCCTTCGCCCCTTTACCCTGCAGGACAGCCTTGTTCAGGTTAGATATGACTTCCTTTTTGGTCAGTGGCCTTGTGGCGCTGTCGAGAGAGGCCCCAAGCTCTCTTGCCCTGTTTCTTGCCTCTTTCAGGTAGTTGTTGAGAAGGTCTATCCTTCGTCCAATGCGGTCGTACTTCTTGGACAACTCCTGCCTGCGGCCGGAGTTGTCTATGGCCTCCTGCCGCTTGCGAAGAACCTCCAGCTCCTTGTTCACACCCTGAACGGTCTTGCGCAACTCCTCTCCCGACTGTTTACGTATCGGAGTCTGGCGTATCAATTGTTGTGCGATCCCTATCTGATTGCTGGGATCTATCTTCCTCTCGAGGGCGCGTTGGGCCTTTACAAGCGTAAACCTGGCTCCTTCCTCCTGACCCCTCTCACCCCTGACAAGATCTTCAAAGATCTGCTGTGCGGATTTCTGCCGCTTGCGCGCCTGTGCGGCCCGCCTGATCTTTTTCTCCTCTCCAATGACCTGATTCAGAAGCTGCCTTCTTTCCTGAAGAAGGCGCTTGGCCTGCTCGAGTTGCGGCAGAAATACAGGCGCAGGACCCGACGTTATGAGTGTGTCTGCACCTTCTTCTCCAAGATTCACCCGTTCGCGAGATCCCCTACCACCTCTGCCCAGCTTCCCGCCAATACTGGACAACAACTTCTCTGCCCGAGACAACTCGTCCGTATACTTCCTGACGTACTCGGATGCCCTGGGGCCGAAGAACTCGTTAAGGGTCTTCGAGGTGGCCTTTATCCGGGCGCCCGTTTTCGGATCCGTTACGAACCCGCGAATCGAAGCGTCTATTGCTTCCCTTATCCTTACACCGTTTCGCTCTGCCTCCTTGACTACGTCCGATGATCCAGAGGTGATGAGATTCTGCATCTCATCATAGATGTTCCTGATAGTGGCAAGACGCCTAGCCCTTTCAGGGCCAGTCTCCCCCTTCAGCGGAAGAAGTTCTTTGAAGGAAACTTTCTGATCTTCAAGAGTGCCGGACAGAATCTGATCTATCTCGGCATTGATCTTGGAAATCTCTTTGCTGAGACTCTTGGTATCAAGGTTTGGGTCGACCTTGAGTACCTTCTCCACCTCTGTAACTGGAAGTCTGCCATGCTTCCTTATGAAGTCGGAAATGACTTTCTCTATGGTGTCCAGCCCCTTTATGGACCCCACAGAGAGTTCAATGGCAAGTTGGGCTTCTGTTTTTATTGTCGGTCCGGCCACGAGACGTACCCCTAGAATTTGAGTTCTTTGAGGGCCTGCATACCAGCTTTGTCGTCCTTAGTCAAGTCGAAAACCCTGACGCCTTCGGAATCGCCGCCCTTGTTTCCTTTGTCTCCCTTGTAGCTTCCCCCCATACCATAAAGCACGGACTCGTACTCGACCACGGCACGCTCCCATTCGTGCTCCATCTTCAGCCTGGCGAGTTCCAGCACATCATCCTGATCCCAGCGGCAGTAATATTTCTCAGCCTTGTCCATGTCGAACCCGGCCGCATACAGGCATAGAGAGGCGGGAGAGAGGGATCTCAGCCAAACCATGAACTGGGAACCAAACGTCTTCCTCTGTTCTTGCCGGTCTTCAGCAGAAGCATCCACGCCAATGCGTGACAAGCTGTCCAGGCGCTGAAGGACGTACTCCATGTCTTCTACAGACGGGGACTCGATCTGAAGAACCTCAATCATGGCAAGGGAAATACAATCCTCCGTCGATCTCCCTCCTTCCTCTGCAGACTTGAGCAGTTCGGTCAGGCGTTCTATCAGCAGGTAACTGACAGGAAACGGCCTCTCAAACCGGGTCTTGTAGAACATGGACGACATTGCCTGAGACTGCCACAAAAGAAAAGGCCCTGCAATGGCAGGGCCTTTCCAGAGTGGCAGGAAAGTGCCTGGTCAGTCGGCACCACCGAAGTACATGCCAGACGGGTGCTGCGGGATGATGTTGTTGAGATGTGCCAGAGGCCCGCCGGCGGCGTACTCCGATGCAGCAGGCTGCAGGATCTTGATCTCCAGATCCGTCGAAGCGAAATCCTCGGCGTTGGTCTGCAGCGTCATCCCCGAGGAGATGGCAGCTTTCCAGAAGTTGAACCCGATCGGACGACCAGTCGCACGTTCTGTCTGCAACATCTGGACCGAGAAATAGTTGGTGGTCGTGACCGCACCGATCGCAACCTGGTTCGCGAGATACACCGGGTCGTTCGACGAATAGTCAAACAAGGTCGGCGTATCCGGATCGAGCGTCAGGGAACCGACCGAGACAGAAGCAACGATGCCAACCGTTACGGTCGAGTTGTCCGATGCCTGGTAGATGATGGCGAGGTCGCCGCCCGTGAACCCGGACTCGTCGGATACAGGGACCGTGGTCGATCCTGCCGTCGTGGCCGAGGAGACCGTCGTGCTGAAATCCGTCGGCTGAGCAGCAGATACACCTTCACCCAACATGACCTGCAGGTTGCGGCGCGAATATTCACGCAGGGTGGCGGTAACCGTCGCCGTTTGAGAGATTATTGCGGTATCGAACAAGGTCTTGGGGAATGAACCCTCGAGATCGACACTTTGCTGTTCCACCGCAACGGTAACGCTGTCCACAAGGCCTACACTGTTGGCTTGGGTCAGCCTCATGGCAGAACTCAGCGGAGCGATCCGCAGTTCCGCCGTACCAATACTAAACTTGGAAGTCTGGTTTGAGCCCAGTTTTGCCATGATCTGGTTCCTCTTGTTGTTGTGTCTGACCTGGCCTTGTAGCGGCTATTTTACGACATTCGCCAACTAAAGGCCACCTACAGCTTGCGCAATGCCCTGTGCATCTCCCGCCCCATGCGGGCAGACAGCCTCGTGATGAAAGGCCTCTGTACTTCCGGCCAGAGGTAGGCCCTGAGACTGCGTCTTCCCTGTTTAGACCTCGGCGGTGCAGGGGTCGCCACCTCCCTTCCTTCAACAAACGCCTTCCTCAGAATAATACTGAATGGAAAGGGGATCCTGCCAAACGTAATACTGGCTCTCACCCGCATGATCCCACTGGGAGGAGGCCGTTTGAGATCTTTATTAGAAAGTCTTGATACTCTAACAGTTCCTCTCAGTTTCCCCTTCAGGAACCTGTCATACAACCCTATCACGTAATCCTTCTTTCTCTGGGACCTTCCCTTGTACCAGAACTTGTAACTTTCCGGGAATAGGTCCTGGTACTCGTCGGACAGTTTGCTCCAGCCAAACGGAGTGCGAATCTGCCCTCGCTTTCCTTCCGGCGTCACAAACCTTATTGTCCGCACCCCGGAGACATCAATGGAAGGTAGATCCCCTTCAGGTCCGATATACTCCCTGACCGTCCTCAATACATTTTCATAGTGCGCTCTTGCGACCTTCCTTACCCTGCCGGTGTATTGCCTCGAAACTTCGTTGACCAATCTGCGCCGGTCTGGCTCCTTCATTCGCCTGAATATCTCGAGCGCGTTGGTGCGCGTAGACTCGTTTGGCTTGACCAGCAGCCTAGCCATTCCTGACAGCCCTCGCAGAAACGCTTATCAGACGAATGCCGGATTGTTTGTCAAAAAGCTGCGGATCCACCATAACGTCTGTTATGACCATGTATCCAGTCTGGGTTACACCGTCTCCGCCAGGAGAATAGTCCCTTATGGGAATGGTGGATCCCTTCGACATAACGGAGTTGACTGCATCCAGCAGGTCCATCATCTGGTAACGTCCAGGGTCGTTAGTTGACTTGGCGCCAATGCCGAACTGCAACGAATACAGTGGAT